TATCCAAATCTTATTATAGATACCTATTCAAAAGATATAGCTAGTACATCAATATGTAAAGTTGAAATATCTGCCACCCTTGCTAACGATTTAAAAAATGTAAGAGTAGTACTTAAATGGGAGAGACCCCCTGGAGGAGTAACAACTGAACCTATAGAGATACTTGACAAAGTAGTACCAGATATTAAAACCAAAGCCACTATTGTCGCAGACGATGGAAGTATGGTAGTTACAGAACCTTTCGCAAACTATCGCGCAAAGTATTTAGCACTAGAAGGTTATATGGATGACCATCCTTTGTTAGGGAAAACGTATGCGCGATTCTAAATCTTCTTTTTCTTAGGTTTAATTTTCGCAGTTTCGTTATTCAATAATGCGAGTCGTTCATCTTTCATAGAATTCCAACTTACTAGAAACTCATCTAGTTCACGTAGCCAAATCTGAGATGCTGTGGTATTCTCTAGAACCTTCAACATCTCATAGGCTTTCATTACTGCTTTCTCTGCCTCTTCAATCGCAGTAGCTTTTACACGGTCAATACGGAGTCGCAATAGATATTCGTATGAATCAATTTCATCAGAGACGGACTGGCCAGTGTTCAAAGATTTACTCAATCCTGGCAAATCATGTTTCTTCATAATTGCTACAATTTCTTCATCACTCTTTCGTCTCAAATCAATTGTATCATTGAGAACACCAGTTAAGAATCGTGCTTTGGCGTCTGCTTCAATTGCTTCACGTTTTAGAGTCTCAATTTCCTTTTGACGACGCTCTTCATATTTAGCGAGTCGTGTAACATAGTATTCTTCCATCAGATTTCCAACACAATCGTATTTTTTAATTTTTAGGTCTGGAGTAAACGCCACCATATTACTAGTGCGCCAAGTCGTTGTAAGTTTGAATCGCTTCTCAAATTCTGTAGGATTCTCTTTTACATCATCATAATATTCTGGCTCCAAATACAAGTCAAATCGAATATCAACGTGATTATATAGATCTTCGTAGTTTCGCAGAACAGGTTTCTTAGATTCTTTATCGTTTACAGAACACAACTCTTCTAGAAACTCTTTATAGTCGTGAGTCCATGTTCCAACTGGGAGTTCAATAATGGATACAATTTTCTTAGCATCATCAAATGTATATAGACCTTTTGTTAACCAGACACCACTTTCAACCATCTGAATAGGACCTTTGAATCCTAGCCAGTAAGGACGTAGAGCTAGATTATCCAACGTCATACGCTTCCCTGACAGACGGTCTTTGAGTAAACCGGCAACATCCGCAGGGTCGTGAGGAGGAACATCAGTGCTGAAACCAGTTCCAATACCCACACAGCCATTAACTAGAAGCATAGGAATAATAGGATAATAGGTTTCGGGTTCTACAATAAAGCCATCATCATCAATATGATTTAGAATACACGCATCTTCCTTTCGGAAAATCTTATCAACAATTGGTTCTAGATGAGTATGAATATATCGTGGAGAAGCAGAATCCTTACCACCAAGAAGACGAGAACCAAACTGACCAACTGGTGCTAGAAGATTAATATTGTTTGCTCCAACAAATGTTTGAGCTAGACTTACAATCGCGCCTTGTAGAGATGCTTCACCGTGATGATACGATGCGTGTTCTGAAACATAACCAGCAAGTTGCGCGACGCGCACTTCAGAACGAAGTCCTCGCTTCAAGCAACCAAATAGAATTTTACGTTGAGAAGGTTTGAAACCATCCATTACATTAGGTAGTGAGCGAATATTATCACCGTTACTAAAATGGATAAGTTCATCATTAATAAATTTAGTATAATCTACCTTCCCATTATCAACTTTAACAACTCTCTTGGCATCGTATTCACTTAGCCATTTCTTGCGATCATCAGAACGTTTCTTATTAAATGCCAATGAGAAACTCTCATCTGTATTATCGTCATAAGAGTATTTGATTTCATGGAGATTCTTAAACCATTCTTGAGCCTCTTCAGGTGTAGATGTGCCTAATCCTTTATAGTATTTAAGTGTCCACAGTTTAGAATTATTCTTTTCTTTCCAAGTATCAAACTCTTGAATAGTATAGAAACTGACAGTAACTCCTCGACGACTTGCTTTGAGTAGAGGAGTCATCAGAGAACAGATGAATCCTGACTTCATTAGAGTCGGCCATTCTGCGTGGAACAAGTTCATCAGAAGACCTTTGATATGAGAACCGTCCAAATCTTGGTCAGCCATTACCATAATACGACCATAACGAAGAGATTTAGTGTCATTGTATTTCTTATTCTGTTCTAGACCAATAATTTTTTTGATAGCAGTTAGTTCTTCATTCTTTGAGAACTTTTCTTGAGAAATATCACGCACATTCAGCATCTTACCTTTTAGAGGAAATACACCCCAGAATTCACGACCTACTACTTTCAATCCAGAGATAGCAGATGTAGCAGCTGAATCACCCTCCGTTAGAATTAGAGTGCAATCAGATGATTTAGTTGTTCCAGCATGTAACGCATCTACCAACTTAGGCATTCCACGAAGAGTCTTTTTCTTTGTTCCATCCGTTTTCTTGGCATCTTTTACTGCCTTTGCGTCTAGAATACTCTGTGCTTCTTCAAGCAGACCAATCTTTACGAGACCATCAACTAGTTTAGCAGAAGGCTTGAATGCGGAACCAAACTTTGACGCAGGAGTGGTAAGAGTTTCTTTGGTTTGTGAATCAAATGAAGGGTTTACGATGGTGGCGTTTACAAATAGAAGAAGTGAATCTTTTAGTTGAGAAGGTTTGATTTCAATCTTCTTCTTTTTAGCGGTTTCGCAGAAATCTCCAATCAGATTCTTGAAAACAGTCTCTACATGCTTTCCACCTTTCTTTGTATTAATTCCGTTTACAAAACTAATCTGTTTCTCATCTGGGAGAACAGCGTCATTATCAAAGATGTTTTTAGTAAGAATCGCTGCTACTTCCCATCTTTCAGAGCAACGTTCATAAGCGATATTCTTCTCATTCTGAGTAAAGAGTTTTACAAACTTCTCAAATGTATTAGTTTTAATTTGACTACCATTAAAACTAACGGTTACATCTTTACCAGCCATCGCGGCAATTTCAATCACACGTGTATTGAAAATTGAGAACATATCTTTGGTTAGTTCTAATCCATCAAAGGCACCAGTAAATCGTGATGCATCAGGACAGAATGATACATTAACATGACCTTTAGTGGAGAGTGTCTTCTTGATAGTTGGTTTATCACATACAGACATATTCTTCGTCCACGTTTGACTATACGATTTTCCTCCTTTAGGATGAAGAGTTTCTACTACAAACTTTGTGCTAAAGATATTTGCCAGTTTAGCGCCATAACCATTTTTACCACCTACAATCTTCTCTTCTTCTTTATTGTAATTTCCACTAGTCAGAAGATGACCAAAGATAAGTTCTGGAGCATAAACACCAGTCTCTTTATGAACTTCAATAGGAATACCGTCACCGTCGTTCTTAACAGAAATCTGATAAGTCCCATTTACAAGACCACACGACACCTCAATATTTTTGATATTTCCAGAACGAACAAGAGCATCACGCGCATTTACAAGAACTTCATCGAAAATCTTGTATAAGCCAGCATTGAAGTGAACACTCTTATATTCCATCTTTTCAGAAGCAGGATTGTATACCCATCGCGAGTCATCATTTGTCTCTACCGAACCTACATATGTATCTGGTAGCTCAAGAATATGCTCGCGGTGAGTATGCTTCTTATATACTTCAGCCATTTCTAATAATAACTAAGGGTGGGGCCTTAGGCAACCAATTTTTTAACTTTTTTGTTTATTGGGGTGTTCCATAATATTTTACTCTTCAACTCCTTGTAAACTTACTAACTTCTCAATATTAGGATACATTGATTTTAGTTTTTTGATACTATGATATTTCCAAGGAGCATGAATTCCAAAAGATTTAGGATTTATATAGTAATCACTTGCAAATAACTCTGCTTCATCTGCTGAGGGTTTATTAATAAAAATATCTGATACCAATGAAGCTAATATTCTATAATGGAATGATAAACTAAAATATACATCTTCATAATCAATAAGATGACTTGATTTAATATTAGGGATTCTCATATATGGTACTTTGTCTAAAATTTCTAACATCTTACTTTTTCTTCTTAAACTTAGACCACCGTTACCAACATATCTAAGAAATAAAGGAGCACCAACATAGTCATAATCTAAAAACTTTAGTATATTATCTTTATTTTTTGGAATAATCATACTATCAGTTTGAAATATTAGGAAAATTTCTGTAGGAATCTGTTTATAAAAACTTCTGGTTGTTAATAGTTTTGAATACTCGCTTGTTCCGATATTATCTTTATGAATCGATTTTAATGTAATTCTTTTCTTATACTTACTTAATTTTGTATCAACAATATTTTGAACATACTCTTTATTCAGATTACCATGAAATATAATAAATGACCATTCATTACTTAAATTTTCTAGGAAATTTTTTAGAACAAATTCTAATGCTTTGTGTTTTCTTGGTTCAATTATGAACGCAGTATATTTTTTTCTATTTTTTCTTGTTTTTGAGTTAGCCATCCTACTTATTAATAAGAAATAAATGTTTATCATTATCTTATCCGGGTTAATAATGAAGTGCGTTATCTCTTATATTATATTTCTTAAACTTATTTCTTAACTAAAACCAGTAATTTATCATTATTCCATCCTGGCGAATACTTGTTAGAATGTTCAGTAAGAATAAAACTAATAAAAGAAAATTCATGATCAATTCCTTTTAAAATATTCTCATAAACAGAATCTTCTTTGGCACGTTCTACATCTTCAATAATAATCATTCCACCAGATTTTACAAAAACTAATCCTTCACGGATAATATGATACTGATCATCTGGATTATGACTAGAATCATCTAAAAGAATATCTAGATTTCCTCCGGTTTTTTCCAAACTTTCACGCACAGATTCTGGCTTAGTAACATCCATTAGAATAAAAGTATTTCTTTCAACACCAGAATTATTTGCAGCATTTTCTAAGAAACTTTGATCACGGTCAAAGAAATAGAATGTTCCATTTTCAAAATAACGAGTCCACATATGAACACTTGCGCCACCTGCCACTCCAATTTCGGCAAATCTAATTGGTTTAGACTTATATTGTCCCATTAACATATTATATACAGGAGTATATGGATGTCTATGACCATTTATATTATAAGGTGATTTATCTGTATTACATAAACGTCCTAAATAACATAGTTCAGTGATACAATTTGTTGAATCAATAACAAGTGTAGGAATCATCTTTAAATAAAATTATAAAATAGATTTAGATGGGTTCTTATTACCAACCAACTTCTTATTTTAAAGGAGGGAGAAGAAAATATAGAACAAGACGTATAAAAAAACATAAAGGTGGGTTTCATCCTTCTGTTATGGGTGGTGTGGCTAAATCAGGACAGTATCTACTACCAATCGCCTTCAAAGCAGGTTCACAACTTTTAGATAATCACTTTAACAAAAACAAAAAAACGCGTAAAAATCGTAAATAACAACCTAAAGTTTTATAGTTCATTTGTTTTAGAAGATGTCGCAAAGTAAAGTAAATCAAAATGGTAATTTATTTGAAATTAAAACAGTTCAATCTGGAGCGTTTAGATCTTTGATAGAGGCAGTAAAAGAAATCGTTACGGAAGTAAATTTAGAATTCTCTCCCGAAGGAATTAAGGTTGTAAATGTTGATGAAACCCATACGGTGCTAGTGTATTTGAAACTCTACGCAGAGCGCTTTGAGAGTTTTTTCTGCCCTAAGAAACATGTTCTAGGTGTTAATATGATTTACTTTTTCAAACTTATTAAGACTATGGGAAATAATGATTCTTTATCATTGTATCTGCCAGAATCAAATCCTAATAAACTCGGTATCCGAATGGAAAATTCTGAAAAGTCTACGGTAACTAACTATTTTCTAAAACTCTTTGATACTGAAATTGATGATATTAAAATACCCTCAATTACATTTACGTCAATTATTCATATGCCATCAGTTGATTTACAGAAACACTGTCGCGATATGAATGCTCTTGGTGAGAAACTTGATATTGAAATTACATCAAGTGGTTCTGATCTAATATTCAAGTGTATTGGTGATTTCGCAGAGCAAGAAACTGTAATAAGTGAAAATAACTCTACAATGAGAGTTCAAAAGACTGCAAATTCCACGAATGAGATTGTTCAAGGAATATTCCAGCTCAAGCATTTAGTTGTATTTACAAAGTGTACATCTCTATGCCCTAGCATCGAGTTATGCCTACGTAACGATTATCCTCTAATTCTCAAGTATACTGTGGCAAATCTAGGTGAGATTCGTCTTGTATTAGCACCAATGAAGAATAAGTCTGAAAACTAATTCATATTAATTATGGTGTAATTTAAGAATGTAGCAAACAACGACCATAATAAGTAAGGTATCAATAATAAAGTTGCTATTGTATTATATTTATAAAATGAATACATTTGTAATACTAGTAGTCCACATAAAGTTAATAATATGACTAGTGCGATATTCCAGTTTTCACCATAAAAGAAGAAAAAACACCATAGAAAATTCAAAATCATATTGATTGAGAATAATGAATTTATATCAGGATAATAAGAAGCTTGTGTCCATGAATATGCGTATAATAAGTATATAATACTCCATGCTATACCAAATACGTATCCTGGTGGATACCAAGAAGGTTTTTTAGCAGATAGATATTTATGACCTTTTAATCCTACATTAGTAAAATAACTTGCTAAACCTCCTACTATAACTACTAATAGTAGATAGAAACCATAATTACCTTCATACATTATCTACAGTTAGGTATTAAATTAATCTTTTCTAAAAAGGCAGTTTTTACTCCGAAGATGTAATGTAAAACTTCTCCTAATATAAACCATAAAGCAAAACTAAGAACTACATTTATCTTATATGCCTCGGCAGTTAGAACAGCAGCTACAGCGGTTAAAAAAAAGTCTACAACTGAAAATCCAAATAATCGTATACTATGTACACCAGTATTTGGTTCTCCTAAAATATTTGCAAATGGACAAGACATCTACTATTATATATAATTTTTACATCTTCTTTTCAACATGTGGTGTATAGATAATATCATCATATGTAATTTTATCATCTAGGCAGAGTAAATTAGTTTTTGAATGAAACTTATCACTATCTTTATTCCAAATCTTTATAATAAAATATCCTACTTTCTGTTGATTTCCAAATCCTTGGAGTTTTGGTGAAATACTAATACCGTTAATTATATCATTCGTATTTGATGTTATAAGGTTCATCATCGTTGCGATTGAATAGAGTTTAAACATATAAATTCCGTCATCACTGACACCGCGAATACTATAACTCCCTCCACGAATATTCTGAAAATTTTCCCATAGTGGAGGAATAGAAGATTTCATCCAGAAGAACATACCCCCTTTTATTTTATCACCCAATTCTTTATAAAGAGATAAAACTTCTTTAGTATTTTTTACTGTTGCGATTTTTTCAAAAGAATCTAATGTCCATCTCTTTTCACGAGAAGCATGATAATAGAGAGTCCAGCTCCCAGTTATAAATGTTTCCTCCATATTAAGTATAATTATGAATTGTTTTATACCCTTTTAATTTTTTTACTAATTTGTAAAAATTATATTACTAAATAGATCTACTGTTTTAGTATTCAAATCATCAAAAAGTAAATCTAATTTATACTGTAAATTTCTATCCAAAATAATACCATATGTATATTCATAGGCTCCTAAAATATGTTGTAAAGAAGGATAACTTATATTTGATGATTCAATACTTATACTCGTTAAAAAATCAGTTAAATTAATAACTTCTTTATTATTTAATGTTATAGTGGCACAGATGATAGGCATAAATTTTGTATCTTTATGTAGACATTTATAGTTATAAAATATTCTTTTATACATATCAAATTTCCAAATTATAGGACCATTTATTCTATTAGTTGAATCAATAAATGATTCCAAATATACATTAGGATTATTATCATAGAAATACAGAATTCTAGAGTTATGACCTTTAATTATATTATTATAGTAAAATGCTAATTCACTATAAATATTGTTTATAGATTCATATGCTAAATTATATAAAGGAATACCGTAGTGAAAAATAAAATCTTTTATCATCTAATTACATATTTTACGTATTCTTTATGCTTAATTATTACTTATTAACAAATCTACATATACAAGGATATTTAACACACTGATCACAAGTAAATGTTCCAGCAACAGGCTCTATTCTATCAGGAACTTTTGGATTTGTTGTTGGTGTTGTTGTTTTTTTAGGTTCTACTTTATTAGAACTTACTTCAGCACCACTATCATCACGTTTAATACCTATACTATATCCAATAAACACTAGTATAATTGGAACTAGAATTAGAATATACGCAATTATATCAAGATTTTTTTGACTTAGAAAAATAATAAAAATTACAGTTGGAATAGCGATTAAGCTTGTTATGAAAGCGCCATAATTATTTTTATCTCTTAAATTAATAATTATTGCAGCAAAAAATATCGCCGAAGCGATTATTGCTGGATAATATATTTGCATCTAATAATATATAACTTTTTAAACTACTATAGTTTCTTAATACGTGGTTTTGGTCCTGATTCATCCCATACACCAATAGGATCAGTTAATGAACCTTCTTCATCCATTTGATACACTTTATTTTCTGCGTCACGATAGAGTGTCATACCCTTATATTCAAACTCTTCTAGTTCCATCTGCTCTTCTTCTCCCTCTTCCTCTTCTGCCTCCTCTGCCTCCTCTTCTGCTTTCTCTTCCTCCTCTGCCACCTCCTCCTCCTCTGCCACCTCTTCCTCTTCTGCCACCTCCTCCTCCTCTGCCTCTTCCTCTACTACATTCTTTTCCTCTTCTACTTTATCTACAACACAAGTCTGTTCTACATGAGAATCTTCACCATTATCATCGTGATGAGAACGAACCGTTAGTGTAGGTCTATCAGTATTCTCTTCAATAAATACTTCGGGAATAATTTCATCACGTGATGGTGTTTTCAATGGAGGAATATAAGTATGCTTCTCCATATTTTTAATCTTATCAATAACATTTGAAAGAAGATCATTAAATCTATAAAGCGTAGTCTCAAGATTACAAATACGTTCAGTTAGAACATCTGTGTTATTCTTATCATTTACACATGTATTTTTAGAACTAATTTTAATAATTCCTTCTAGCATATCAAGACGATAATTAATCGCATTTCGTGTATCACGAATGATTTCAGAGATTGAAACTTCCATTTTAATACCTTAAAACGAAAGTTTTTAAATTTAATTTTTTTTAATTTTTGTTTTTTATCTCTAGATTCATACACGCATCAAGTGTGCTCTCCTTATTTTTGAGAGGTTTAGAACGTTTTAGTCGCAATCCTTCTTCTACTTTCTTA